AGCTTTTAAATTAATAAAATATGTATTTATTTTAAAGTTTGTAATTCCAGCATTTTCTATATATTTTTTTAAATTTCCTGCTCCTCCTATATAATTAGAGGTGGTCATATCTAAATTAAAATCTATTGCAGCAGCAGCAATTGGGCGACGGCTTTTAAACAATATTCCGTGTTTAGACGCTTTCATTTATTGAATTTTTTGACCGTTAGCTATAAAAGTTTCAGAAAGATCCCAATTTTCTTGCTCAATAGCTGTTAAGAAATTTTTTACTCTATAAACTGTCTTTCTAAGAATTGGATTTGAATGATTTTCTAACCAATTTAATCTTGCTTGGCAGTAAGATTCAATCCATTTTTTTTCATCTCCACCATTTACTGGAACTTTTTCTGAGAATTTTTCTCTTAAAAATTTTAAGATAGAACCAGAATGAATGAAAGAATCATAAATTACTAGCATGGCTAGATTTGTTTTAAATTGATTTTTATCAAACCAAGCTTTTGCTGGCTCCCAATAATGCTTATCAAAGAAAGCATCTTGAGTTTGTCTCATTACTTCATCTTTTGAAGCTTGCTTTAAGATATGGATGAAATTTTTATCAGAAACAAGAGAACTATGTCCAATATCATCGAGATAAGCGCGTAATACATCGGAATATTGACCGTCATTGTCGATATACATTTTGACCAAATCTCGTAAATTGCCCCATTCAGTTGTTTGGCTTTTTCCATATGTAACTTGTTTAATTCCATTTGGGCCGTCTTCATATAATGATATACATCCATAATCACCATCTGGAGCGCCACTTTCAAAAACATTTACTATTTTTTGAATTTTATTTTTAACGTCAGACATATATTTGTCTTACACCCATTAAATATATTTTTGATATATCTAATACTCCTCCATAAGACATTGTCGATCTAAGACCTTGTTCAAATCTATTTAATAAATTTAAAATAGAATCTGTAACTGGTAAAGCTACTTCTTCTCTACCTTCCACATATTTTTGAGATCCTTTATTTTTTGCAGATGCTGAACCATAAAATATTTTATGAGTTTTGTAAAAATTAAATTCTGCTGGACTATCTTCACACGCAGCAAACATAGAGCCTACCATAACCATTGTGGCTCCAGCATGAATTGCTTTAGCGACATCTCCAATTTCTCTAACTTGGCCATCAGCAATAATTGCAACATTTCTTAAGTCAGAAAACTTTAAAGCATAAGAAATTTCTTTTACAGCTGAATACATTGGAGTTCCTACTCCAGTAGAATTGTATGTAGTACAAGCTTTACCCATGCTTAAGCCTACTTTAATCGCATCTGCGCCCCATTCAATTAAATCTTTTGCAGCTTGTACTGTTCCAATATTTCCAACAATTAATTTTGGTTTTTTTGTCCAAGGCAATGAGTGAAAAAATTTACATACCTTTTTTACATTTAAGTTATGTCCATGAGCAACATCAATAGTAATAAAATGAACATTACAGTTAGCTTCTTCAGATAATTTTTGAAGAAAATCAAAATCTTTATCTTTTACGCCAATGCTTAAACTTATTGTTTTTAATTTTTGATTATTTATTACCCATTCAAAAATTTCATTGTATTCATAAAATCTATGTAAAATATAAAAATATCCAGCTTCTGATAATTCTTCTGCTTTTTTAAAGTTGATTGTGCAAGCCATATTAGATGGCAATACTGGACAGTTAAATTTTTGATTGCAAAAATCAACTGTTGTAGAAAGTTGATCTCTAGATAATACTTCTGAATATTTTGGAAGTAAAACTACATCCTTATACGATAGAGCCTGTTTCATTTGATTTATAATCTGTAATTAAAAGTACTGCGCCACCTAAGCAATTTTCAATTAAAAAATAACCCTCTAGTTCAATGCCTTTATTTCCAAATCTTATTTGGAAATTAGGGTTTAAAAAGAAGTTATTTCCATTTTTGGTTTGAAAAACTACTGTGTTGGCATTATTTGTATTAATTTCTGTATCAATAAATTTTTTTTCTAACCATTCTTTATGAATGCCTGCGGTTGCTACAAATTCTATTGTTCCTTTGCCCATATATAAGTTTTGGTTCTAGATAGGATATCTTGCATCTTAATTAATGATAATTCATCTTTCCTTCCATTTCTAGTATATCTTGAATAAAGAGCGTCTGACGATGTTGAAACTATTTTTTTAGTAACTAGATTTTCGCATAAATTTACTAAATTCACTCTAGGAACAATTACAAAATCACACTCTCTTTCAAATGCAATAAAGTCTGAAGCTCCGTATAACCATCCTTCATTGCCAGATACATTTTTAAATTCTATCCACACTAGATCATCAGAAAAAGATGAAGAAGTTCTTGAAACTTTTTTTCTAGCTTTGACATCTACTAAATGAGTGTTATTTTTTTTATCAATTAAAATAAAATCTATATGAGCAAATTGTTGTGATCTGTTTGCCTTTTTGACTCTTAATCCCTTTTTTTTGGCTAATTTTTCAAATTGACATTCAGCTTGTTCGCCAGAAATTTGATTTTGTCCACTATAATCAAATGAATTTCGATACCCCATATATACAGTGTAAACTATTCTGGTTAAAAGTCAAGAGTTTTTTAAAATTCAATTTATAATTATATATGTCTTCACAAAATCCAACAAGAGACGAATTAGGTTTAAATGCTAGATATGATGTAGGCAGATCTCTTGTCGATTTAGAACCTTCTGCAATTATTGAATTATATGAATTATATTTTAATGTAAATGAGTTGCCTTTTAGGTTTCACGCTGGAACAAATAATCTAACTAAAGATATTGTTTGGAATGGAAATTCTTATTATGCATCAGCAATTGAAGTCGAGGGTTTTGAAGCTAATATAATGGGAAGATTACCAAGGCCAAAAGTTACTGTTGCTAATAGTGATTATATTATTTCTAGTATATTGAGGGATTATTCTGATTTTAGAAATGGTAAATTTGTAAGAGTAAAACTTTTTTTAAAACATTTAGATGCAGTAAATTTTGATGATGGCGAAAATCCATTTGGCACACCAGATCCATTAGCTTACATTTCTAAAGAAAAATATCTAGTTTCTCAAAAGATTGTTGAAAACAAACAAATTGTTCAGTTTGAATTAATTACTCCATTCGATTTGCAAAGTTTAGAAACTGCTACTAGAGCAATTTATGGAAGGTATTGTTATTGGCAATATAGAGGAATGGGATGTAACTACCAAGGAGACGTAATTTGTCAAGAAAATGATAAGGATTTCAGCGTACCTCCAAATAGGAATAAAACCGCTCCAAATGGTCAATATATTAAAAATGAAGGAGGTTTCTATAAAAACGGCACTTTTTTAGAAACAATTAAAGAATTTAAATGGGATATTAATAAAAATTATTTAGCTGGCGATATTGTTTATGTAGATAATATAGATTTTAATGGCTATAAAGACCCAGCTAGAACATTTTTTGTTTGTATTAAGAGTCATTTATCAACGAAGTATATTAATCCTAATAAATCAACAGATTATTGGGAAAAAGATGGATGCTCCAAAACTATTACTTCATGCAAAAGAAGATTTAGAATACCTGCTTACCAAGGCGCTGGTTATATATCATATAATGATTCTGACACTGTTAATGGCGTAATGCCATTCGGAGGATTTCCAGGAACTGATAGATTTAGATATGAATGATTTTAAATTTAAAAATCTAAATGATTTAAAAATGTTTATTGCTAAAGAATCTGAATATAGTTTAATGGCAGAATTATGCTCTATGATTGGAATTGATGAAAATGACAATCTTGTTTATAGACAAATGCAAAATCGCTCAAAAAATCCAGAAATGTATTTTATGATTGATCCATATGATTATTTATCTTTTATCAATAAATACAAATGCCTAGCTATTTTCCATTCGCATTTAATTGGAGATGAATGCCCTTCTGATTTTGATATTAAAACTTCTGAAAATTGTTGCTATCCATTTGTGATTTATTCAATAGTTACAGAAAAATTTTTTATTTATGAGCCTGAATATAAAGATTATGATGTAAATATTATACAAAGGTTTAAGGCGCTAGTATGACTAATATAATAATACATGGAAAATTATCTAAAATTTTTGGAGATAAAATATCTATAAATCTAGGTAATTTTAAAGATATTATTTCTGCAATAGACTCAATTAGAACTGGATTTAGGAGTGAAATCCTAAAATTAACAAATTTAGGATGTAATTACTGCATACAAAAAATAAACTCAGAAATTCATATTCTACCATTTATTGGTGGATCTGGAAAATGGTTTCTCATTGCTGCTCTTGTTATAGTTGGAATTGCAATGGTGATGACTGGTTTTGGCGCTCCAATTGGAACAATGTTGATTACAATTGGAATTGAACTTGCAATTTTTAGTTTAATAAAAAAGAAGCCAAAAGTCCCAAAGGCTGGCGAACAATATGCAGGAGGAAGCACTTTTGCTTTACAAGGAAGTTCTAGAAGTTATATTTTTTCAAATAATTTTAATGCAGCTTCTCAGGGAAATTTAATTAGAATTGGATATGGTAAATTTAAAACTGGATCAAATATCGTGCAAGCTAGCGTAAAGAACTTTTCAACAAGTGATACTTTTGAATCAGAAGTGTATATTAGAGCTACAGAACCAGAAACAGCATTATTTTCTCCAAATTATGATGCTCTTGTAAAAATTAAAAATATACAGTAATATGACAAAGGTATATATAAAAGGAATTCTTGGCAAAAAATTTGGATCTTTTTTTAATTTAAATATTTCTAGTGGAATGCACGCTCTAAAAGCTATTGAAGCTAATAGGTCTGGATTTACTAAAGAACTTTTTGACTTAAATAAAAAAGATATAAATTATATTTTAATTTGTGATGGCTATGCTTTAAAATCAGATATAGAGTTTGTGGAAAAAAGAAAAATAAATACTATACATATTGTTCCAATAATATTTGGTTCTGGAGAAGTTATTGCTGCGGGCATAGGTCTTGCTGCTGGATCTGCCGCAGCAGTAGCTACTGCAACATTGGTTAATATAGTTATAGGTGCAGCAATTTCAATTGGCGTTTCTATGATTATGGCTCACTTAAATAAGCAAGCTCAACCTCCTCAACAAAATGTAGCTGTTGGTGGACTATCTGCTTCAATAGAGGCCAAAGGAAAAACTTATATTTTTTCCAATTCACAAAATACAGTAGCTCAAGGAGTATCAATACCAGTTGGATATGGAAAATTTAAAACTAATTCTGCTGTAATTGAAGCTTCGGTAAAAAGCTATTCAACAAATACTTTAGCTTTAGATGAATTCACATCTTTAGAAAATGAAAGTGCATTTTTAGATTACTTGACTGACTAATGAAAAATTTATTTTTAAAAAAGAATATAACAATTGATGGTGCTGGTGGCATGTTTAAAGGCGCTGGAGGTCAACAAGCGCCACCTCCAAATGTAAGTCAATATCCTGCCGTTTTAGCTCCACCTATTTTCAATAATTTAAATAGTATAAATTCTTTTTCATATGCAGAAGTAATTGATTTAATTTCCGATGGACCTATTGAAGGTTTAATAAATAAAAATAATAAAAAAGTATATGATGAAAATATTTTTGAAGGAATATTTTTAAATGATACTCCAATTAAGGAAACTTCTTCTGAAAAGAGAATTTCAATTCCAATTCAGTTTATTAAAAATAATCTAAAAAATCATTTTGCAAAAGATCCTTCTAATAATGCCATAAGCCCCTTTTTAAGTAAAACTACACCAAGAACTACAACAATTTCCACATCTCAAATAGATGATATAAATTTTAATAGCGATATAACTATAACATCGTATCATCCAACTACTTCCGTATATGAGTTTGTTGTTGCAATGGATGCTTCTTTTGATTCAATTTCATTGATACAGAAAAATTTTGATCTTTCACCAATTATTAATGAAAGACCATTTTTAACAAAAATAACAATACCTCAATTCACTATTAATTTGCCACTTGATAAGTTTGATATTACAGAAGGTGGTACATCTTCTCCAATGCCATTAAAAATGGGCATTACAGATTTGTCAAATTATATTTATTTTTCAATTGGTAGTGAAACTTTAAATTCTTTTAATTATTTTGAATTACCAAGAAGTTTTGTTCATAATAATTCTTATACTGTTGCTGGCAAAAAAACATTCAAAAGAAATTTATTAGAAACCGCCAATTATTACAAATATATTGTTTATGATATAAATATTTATATTTGGTCAATTTATAATGATGACGTTGGAATTAAAAAT